AGAAAAGACCGCGTGAGCCAGAAGCGCAACTAGCGGGGTATGCTGAACTAGCCAAAAGGTCGCCAAAGTCTATGGCGTTTCCAGTTGTTGAAATAGTGATGTAGTCAATAACATTATTGCCAGCTTGAGCGCCACCGGCAAACAAACCAATTTCACCAACTAATTGAGGCGGATTCCATTGGCCACCGCCTCTGGCTTGATACTGCGCAGTGAGTGTCCATACACCTGAATAACTTGGCATTATTGAACTCCTCCGGACACGTTAGAACAAGCGGCTAAATAGGCGCGTCCTAATGGCAAATCGCCAAAATCAGTAGCATTGCCTGTGGTGTCAATTGTTACGTAATCAATAACATTTAAATCAGACGCTCCACCACCAAATACGCCTCTAATAGTAGAAGAGCAAGCTGCAAGCTGTTGTCTTGCAACAGTCAAATCGCCAAAATCAGTGGCATTCCCCGTAGAAGCAATGGTAACGTAGTCAATCGTGTTTACACTACCGCTACCCGCTTGTTCTCCACCACCAATTAAACCCCTAGTAGCATTTGAGCAACCGCCGGGATTAGATGTTCGGGCTTGCGTTAAGTTACCAAAATCTGTGGAGTCACCAGTTGACGCAATTGTTATGTAATATATAAAAGCAGACACCGTAGAACCATAAGTTCCACCACCAAACACCCCACGAGTGCTGGATGCAAAAGCAGCCATGTCTCTAGTTGCTCTTACGATATCACCAAAGTCAGTAGCATTACCGACACTTGCAATAGTAATGTAATCAATCACATTTTGATTACCGCCAACATCTCCATTAAATCCACCGGGAAACACGCCACGCGTTGCATTGGATAGCCCAGCCACGCGTCTACGTGCCAAAGTCAAATCGCCAAAATCACTTGCGTTACCCGTAGTTGCAATAGTCACATAGTCAATTGTGTTGGAAATTGCCGCTCCCAAACCGCCAGCAAATACTCCGCGAGTTGTTGAAGCGCACCCTGCCAACTGACCTCTAGCTTCGGTCAAGTCTCCAAAATCTATGGCATTACCGGTAGATGTTATTGAAATGTAATCAATTACGTTTCCACCGGTATCTCCACCAGCAAACAACCCCCTCTGCAAAGATGGAGTCACGCTGTTACTAGACGCGCTATACGCACTAGGGCCGTAACTGTTGGTAGCCCACACAGCAAATGTATACGACGAGCCATTGGTCAACCCAGACACTGTGACAGGGGAAGATGCCGCAGAGCCAGTAAACGCGCCGGGCGTTGAGATTGCCGTGTACGAAGTAATAGCCGAGCCACCCACATTAGATGGCGCAGTAAAAGCAACAGACGCTGACTCATTACCCCCAGAAGCCGTCCCAATGGTTGGCGCATTAGGATTCTTCAGCGGATCATAAAAGGCTGAGATAAACCCAGCAGGAGGACGCATTGGCATGATGCCCTCCTAAATTAGGAAATGACTTCGTAAGAGATGCTGTATGTAATGCCGCTGGCTGTACCGGAAGTAACAATAATTGATGAACCTTCCATCAAGTACAAGGCTGTAGTCTTGTCGGTTACGATCAAAGACGCATCAGCAGGCACGGATACAGTAGACACGATTGGATAAGCTGTACCGCCCGATGGAGCAGAGCCTTGGGCAACTGCGCCGTTGGTATAAATAGCCACTGTGGTATCCACCGCAGCAGAACCGTTCACGTTAGCAGCAACAATGTTGTTGATCTTAAAGACCTGACCGCTAGAAGCGGCATTAGGAACAAGAACAACAGCAGTTGTAGCACTGGGTGTTAGGTATGTTGTCGTGCCGGAGGCTGTTGTCGCGGCTAAGAGATTTGGGTTTGCCATTTAAAGCTCCTTAGAATCCGAAAATAAATGAAATCATTGTGGCTTTGGCTTGGGATACGCCTGTAGCCGCTGGTGCTTGGAAAGTTGGTGCTGCGCCAGAGTTAGCAGTCAACACATACCCCGCTGTACCTGCCGCTGTAGTAGCCAATGCAGTTGTACTGGCTGCATAAGTTACACCATACTGTGTAAACGCACTAGATTGTCCTGTACCGCCCGATGTGGCCGCAACTGGAGTTGTAGCTGTCAGGGTAGTAAACGCACCAGCCGCAGGAGTGCCAGCACCCACAGTGCCGTTTAAAGGGCCGCCAAAGCCTGTGGATGTCAGCGTTGTGCCGTTCCATGTCAGGTTAGCAGAAGCGCCGAAAGCACCTGCGTTGTTAAATTGAACCTGAGTGGTAGAACCAGCCGCAGAGCCACCGCCTACATTAACAAAGTCAGTGCCGTTCCAAGCAATGATTGCCCGTGTGCCTGCCGCAACCGTTACACCAGTCGTAGGAGATGTAGGGCCACCACGCACTGTAATTGCAAAGCCGCCTGTTGTATCGTTGATAACAACGTATGTCTTAGACTGCTTGGGAGTGTTAATGTTACGAGCCGCTGTACGTGCGCCCGTGCACAGGAGAACTGCGTACTGTGAGCTTGTGGATGTCAGGCCGGTGCTTGCGTATGTACCAACAGTAACCGACAAATCAACGTCAGCATCAGTGGTAATTGTTTGCGTACCAGCAACGGCAACGTCAACGATCTGCGAGATGGCGTTGTTAACTGTGTCGCCCCACTGCCCGGACAGTGTGCCCGTGGATGGTAGCGTGAGGCCGATTAGTGCCGTATTTGCCATTTAATGCTCCTACTGTGTAGAAATTTGTGTCCAACCGGGCGATTCCGTTGTATCAACAGCAACCCAGCCCGGTGTTTGCGGATTGCTGATATTTTGCCAGTTTACGCCTTGTGTGTCATCAATAATTTCCCACAAATATCGTCCACCGTTTGTTTCCGTTATAGCCATCGTTTCCGTCCGGCTCAATTGGTAGTTTGCACCGCCAGTATTTGTTTCTGTAATTGCCGCAGATTCAGTTAAAAACTCTTGGTAATACGTACCTACAGTCGTTCCTTCTTCAATAGCCATCGACTCTACGATGGTCATAATCAGCACAGCCACCTGCGCCTCTGCTATTGCAATCGACTCCGATATATCACCTAAGAATGTAGCAACTGCCTCTTCTACACTCACAATCCCTAGCGAATCCGCTACGCTTTCGTTGTAACTTGTCTGCGCTTCGTTCGTATCCGCTATGGCCTGACTATCCGCCACGCTTTCGTTGTAGCTTGTTATTGCCTCATTCGTATCAGCAATAGCCGCAGTCTCAGTTATATCCCCAGCAAACACCGCCGTAGCAGACTGATCTTCAGCAATAGCGGCAGATTCATCTACCGTTACATTCATTGTCAAATCTACAGTCTGTACATCCTGAATGCCCGATGTGCCACTCCACGAACCAGAACCCCAAGCATCTTGACCCCAAGAAGTCCCGCCAGTCAAAGACTCCGTAATACTTACATCAATCAGTAAACCAGCCGCTTGGGACTCGGCTAATGCGGTAGTTTCTGTAACGCTGACGGGGAAAGTCTCTCCGCCGCCCCATGCGTTATCACCCCATGCGCCGTCACCCCAAGCTAACGCCATATCAAGTCAATGTTAATGTGTACGTGACCGCGATTGTGTCGCCGTTAACAACAGCTTTAGAACTAGAGAAATCACCAGCAGAAAACAATGTTCCTGTAGTTGAATCTTTAGTTGCGCTACCGCCAATGTTAATAAAACAACCTGCCACAGTACCTGTGCTGGTCATAGAAAATGACACGGCAGAAGATGTAGCCTTACTAGAAGCAGCCGCAGAAGAAAATGATGGCGTAGGACGATTACCAGAATAAGCAGGAGCGTTAGTACCACCCACCTCTAACCAGCCTGCGTGAGAAGCTTGAGTGTCAGCTACGTTAGCAGAACCCACACCTTTTAGACCCATCACAACTGCGCCAGCGGCTGAGTTACCAAGGATGGTGTCCAAGGTCAAGTTCTTGCCAACAGTCGTTACCAAGTTTTGAATAGGTTCTTCCCACTTGATAAAGCCATCAATGCTGTAGCAAACGGCGTGGTAGTAACCTTCAATTGCCATCTCATCAGAAGGCATTGTGTTGTATTTTGTAATTGCTGCTACTTGGTCGGTAGCGGTTATTTTGTCCAAGCTCATGTGAGGCTCCTTAAGTAATTCGGATCAAAGCGGTTTCGGGATCATCAGTAGGCAACTGGATGATAAATTCTTGGCCAAGCATAGTCTGGTCAATACCAAAGTTCAACACCCCCACCGATTTATTGCTCTTTGAAGAGTTATAAATCAGTGCGCCACGCGTTGCAAACGTGGATCCGGGCCATGCGGGGTTGGTAAAACTGACATACGCAATACCCAAGCCCAAATTAACGGTCACATTTAGCAAGATTTGCCCCGGTGCGGTGTACCCTGTTCCAGATACCTCACCCACGCTGGTGTATACGGTCGTAGTGGGGCCCAGCACGGCTGATGAAGTGTAGAGCGCAATCTTAAAGACATCTGTCTGAAAATCATGCACACCAAGGAGCAACTGCTCCTTGAAACTGTCGGTAAGTCCTGCTGTAATCATGCGTTATCTCACCGGTAGTTTGACTTGACCATCGCGATAAGCATCGCCACGTTGCTTGCCATCGCCCAAGTTCTTCAAGAGCATCAGCGCTTCTTTGTATTTTGTATCGTACAAAACCATCATGTCCTGCTCGCCCTTCATGTATGTGTAAGCTTCTACCAAGCAACCATACAAAAGTGCAGAGTCAAAGTTATCACCCAACCATGTGGTTTCTGCCGTCACAATTGATGGTGGATAGTAGTAATAATGCAATTCGGCGTAGTAATTGGCATCAGGAGTAGGTCCTAAAATGAAGGACAATTCAGCATCATTTGCCGACTGTGGACCAAAAATAGCATAGTACTTAGGAAGTGCTACATCACGTGGATTTGGGTACACCTCACGGATGAAGTTGACATCCTTATTCAACAAGTACGTGTAGTCGCCTTGGAACGTCACTGCTCCAGATACTGTGCCGCTATTTGCCACGCTCAATGTAATTGTTGTGCCAACAATCAGCGTTACTACCGCTTCCGTGCCAATCCCTGATCCAGCAGCATATTGACCCACAACAATACCCGAGGCACTGGCTACAACAATGGTTGATTGCCCTGCAGTGCCTGTTGCCGTAGTGCTGACAAAGGGATAAACAGCCAAAGAATAGCTGGATAAGTAATCGTTAGGGCATGCCAAATATTTGTTGCCAGAAGACAGAACACCCGTCACGTTTTTGCGCAAATTGGCAATTTGAACCGAGTTGTAAATACGCTGCTCAGCTTGCTTTGTAAACGTGGCTAAATCAGTGGCAGTGAAGCCCTGATTTTCCGTGTACGCAATGATCGCAGCTTTTAATTCCGTGTATGTCATATGATGCTCGTTTTGACCGGTGAAAGCACCGCAGCAGCCCACAAAGGCTTCGCATAAGGCATCGGCATCATCCCAATACTAGCAAACGAAGTATCAGCCGTGAACCCGACGTAGACGGTAACCGCAAGTCTACTCTCTGGGCGAGGCTGATGCAAGGCCTGTGGCTCATTTATCGTGCGTTTTGGCTCCAACTGTGGATGCTTGGGCTCATAGCACTCAGGACAGACTTTAAAGCCTGTCCATTCCTTGATAAGCGTATTGAGTTTGTACCGTTGGCCACACCTGTCGCACAGCGCAATTGCAAATTTGCCTGATACATAGGCCATGGCTTACCTCTGCGTGTACGTAGGTACCACAAAGAAGCCCGAACGCTCACGGTCTTCAGAAGCTGCACGCATAAACTCTTCTTCGTACATCTGCTTAAGCAGCATGACGCGATCAGGCGCTTTCTTGACCGACAAATAGTACGCCAAAGCCGCTACCAAGCAAGGCAAGAAACGGAAAGAGATGTCAGCAGTGTTAGTAAAACCGCCCGCATTGTCCATGCGGCGAATAGCATAGTAGACAAACGTCCAAGTCTGCGTTGCATCAGGAGATGGGTACAGAAACACCTTGGCCGGCACTGTGCGTTGAATGTAGTACTGCGCAGGACGTGACTGGGTCAACTTGTTAGGCACATGCAGCCACTCAGCGCGGCCTATACGGTCAATTGTGATGTCCTGCTGGGTAGACTGGCCTGCATTGGTCCGAATCACGGCTGAGAGGCCGTCAATCGTGTCTGCGGGTAGGTCATACTCATACACCCCGGGCGTCAGCACCTGCTGGCGCTGCTCAATGGTCCAAAGGTTTAATCCTCTGTTTGCCCACTCTGCAAAAATCAAGTTGACGGAGCGTAGCGCCGTCTTCATGTCGTAACCGTCGCGCACCTCAATACCGCAGCGCTCATACGCCTCAGCTATGAGGTCGTCAAACTGCAGATCGAAATCGGATACGCCGGAAACAGCCATATCAGTAGATCATTGCTGTGCGGGCACGGGCTGCGCCAACACCACGGACGGCAACTTTATCGCCTTCCAATTTCTTGACGTTTTGGTTCAGGGTTTTACCCTGTGACTGGCCCATACCAGCAACCATGCCGCCACTGGCAAAACCTTTTTTAGCAATGCCTTCGCCTTTTTTTGCGAGTCCGCCGTCTTTGTAATGTTTCATTTTGCTATCCTTTTAAAGTTGTTGCCATTAAACGATCTAACTTTTCGTCCAATCTGTCTAACCTGTCCAAAACACGGTTGATGTCTGCATGGACTTCGGCTTTGGTCACATATTCCTTGGCAATTTCTTCGCGGGTGCGATTGAGCAAGATCTGAAGACGATTAATCTCAGATGCCTTGTCGCGCAATACCCAACCCACGAATCCTATACCTGCCGTTAGGATCATGTTCCAAACAACGCCTTCCATTTAGCACTTCCACTTCCGTAAGCTCTTATTAATCCTGCTATCTGGATCCTTGGCGGTCTTCTCGCTTGTCAGCTTCTTCTTCATGCCTTCCATTCGGGCACAGAAGCTGTCTTTGCGAGAACCTCCCTCTGGCTGCGGGGCCTTTAATCCGGGTTTGCCCGGATTTGCCTTGTTGTAAGAAGCACGGCCCTTGGCGTTTAATCCGCCACTGGGACTTTTGCCTTCTTTGCGCTGCCACGCCGCCGTTTTAGCCATGATTAGTACATCTTGCAGGGCTTGTTACGAGCCAAACCTACACCACGCGGCGTAGTGGAACCAGAAGGAGCCACTGTCTTGCGTGCTGTTTGCTTGGGGCCGCCTTTAGCCATATCTTGCTTCTGTGCACCGGGCTGAACTTCGCCTTGGTACTGATCGTCTGCCATTTTTGCTGCTCGTCCCATTTTGGACTCCTTATCCGTAGAAGAATGTGACCGAAGTAGGGCCACTGATTGTTAAATAGGGATCATCTAAAAAGACAATACCATCTCCGGGAATTAAAACAGAGGTAGATCCGTTTCCTGCCGTACTAGCAGGAGCAGCTATACGAAGTCGCTCTACACCGCCAGAACCACCATCTGTAAAAGAGATGTACCCAGCAGATCCCGCAACAAAGTAGACTGCTTTGATACGCGCGCGAGGCTGACCGATGCCGGTGGCAGCAGTCGTGGCCATCGTCTTCGCTTTTACGTCATATTGAAAACCCATAATTAATCTCCTTGTAAACGGGGGCCGAGGCCCCCTAGATCAATTAAGCAGTACGGGTAAACACGTAGGCTGTTGCGCTTGAGAACATGATAGTGAAGCGCGCAAGGCCGGTTGCACCAGCAGCGATTGTCAAGTCACCAAAGCTGCCGGGGGTGTCAGCAGCAGCGCTAGACAAGATACCGTTTGTGGCTACGGCCACAGTCACAGCGCCTGAGCTTGTGCTTGCGGTGTTGTCAATGTACAAATCCAACACAGTACCTTGGGTCGCACCAAGCGCTGCGCCAAGCAATGTGCCTGTAGGCAGCGTGAGAGTTACAGCAGAGGCTGAAGTTACTGTGATATAGCCAGTTGCAACCTGTGCTGCAGTGAGGGTGGCCGTTGCGGTAAGCGCGGCTTTTGTGGGGTGGTTTTCATTTCTGTAAACCAAGCTTGTTATGCTAGTAGCAGCGCCAAATGTAGCGTTGACAGTAACTGCACCAGTGGTGGCGCTTTTGGTAATGGATTGGAAGCCATTCTCGGAACGAACTGGTCCATTAAACGTGGTAGATGCCATGATTTTTCCTTACATACAAGTTAGGCGCATCAATCTGTATGTCGTCAGCCGGGACTGTTTGATGCACCGGATAAGCCCGGAGTGACACCAATATACCGCAAAAGAAAAGGGGGCACAAGGCCCCCTTCACATATTTCCAAAGAAATATTAAGCGCCGGGCGAACCGTAAGCGCCACGTGGGTCAGACCAGCCGAAGCAAGACATGGCCAAAGGTGGCGCTAAGCAGACCCCTCGTAAAACAGTGGCTCCTTCTGGCTCTATTACACCCCGTGGTGTTGGCATGGCCCGTAACAAGCCCTGCAAACTGTATTGATCATGGCTAAGTCTCCTGCTTGGCAGCGGAAAGAGGGCAAAAGTCCCAGTGGCGGTCTAAACGCCAAGGGTCGTGCGTCCTACAACAAGGCTAATCCGGGTAAACCCGGGCTAAAGGCGCCGCAGCCAGAGGGAGGTCCTCGCAAAAATAGCTTCTGTGCCAGAATGGAAGGCATGAAAAAGAAGCTTACGAGTTCTAAAACGGCCAACGACCCAAACAGCCGTATCAACAAATCCCTAAGAGCGTGGAAGTGCTGATATGACTCAAGATAAACATGAACTAGTAAAGAATGCCGCAGACATCGTGTCTGTGGTTGCCACAATCGGATCGTTTCTCCAAGTGATTACGCCTTTATTTGGTTTGATTGGTGCTGTCTGGACGCTTATGCGTATTGCCGAGATGGTTACGGGTAAACCGTTTGATCAAATTATCCGCCGCAAAAAGGATTCTAATGATGAAAAAGTCGATTAAATTTGGTGGTCGTAAGCGTTACGAGGTAGGTGGAGAGGTTGAAGAAGGCGAACGTGCGAAAGAGTATGTAGCTTCTAAAGCTGAAACCGCACCATCTACATTCCGTGAAGCTTTTGCTCAAGCTCGTAAAGCGGGGCAAGAGCGATTTACTTTTAACGGTAAGTCTTACACGACGGAAATGGCAGGATCTAAACCTGCTGCACCTAAACCTAGTGGGCGTGAAACCGCAGAAGAGAATCTATCTAAGCGTCGTCCTACTGATTTAGCGTCTAGTAAAGCTAGACACGAAGGTATGAAGATTGCTGGGGAAAGATCGCAGCGCGAATCCGATGCTGAAAAAGCTCGTGAAAGCCGTCTTGGTTCTTCTATTCTTGCCCGTGATCGATTGGGTAGTGAACCCGATGCTTATATCGTAAACCGTCGTCGCAGAGCTGCGGAAGAGGCAGCTAAAGAAACATCAACTCCATCGCGTACTTTTGGCGCGGGTGCTATGTCGGCTAAAGGTCTTGGTGGTATGAGTGGGTTTGCTAAAGGTGGCAAAGTAGGTTCAGCTTCTAAACGTGCTGATGGTATTGCAATGCGCGGTAAAACCCGTGGAAAGATGGTCTAATGCCAGCAGTTAGCGCAAAGCAAGAAAGGTTCATGCAAGCCGTAGCGCATAACCCGAAGTTTGCAAAGAAAGTTGGTGTCCCTCAATCTGTAGGAAAGGAATTTACGATGAAAAAGATGAGCATGGGTGGTGGCGTAGCCCCATCAAAAATGGGCGCTGTTAAGACTGCTGCTCCTAGCCGTGACGGTGTTGCTACCAAGGGTAAAACCAAAGGCACACAGATCAAAATGGCTAAAGGTGGTATGGCTAAGATGAAGATGAAGAAAATGGCCTACGGCGGTAAGGCTTGCTGAGATGATGCCCTCTCGCGGGATGGGGGCGATTTCGCCCTCAAAAATGCCGACTGCCAAGCGTAAAGCTAGGCGGGATAACACTGACTTTGATCAGTACGCTGAAGGTGGCAAGGTGTCTCGCGTAAACGAAGCTGGCAATTACACTAAACCGGGGATGCGTAAAGCATTGTTCAACCAGATAAGATCTGGTGGCAAAGGTGGTGCGCCGGGGCAGTGGTCAGCTCGTAAAGCTCAAATGCTTGCCATGAAGTACAAGCAGCGTGGTGGAGGTTACCGTGACTAGCAAGTTTCCAGATCTAAATAAAGATGGCGAAGTAACCCAAGCTGACATTCTTAAAGGTCGTGGGGTTTACAAAAAAGGTGGTATGGCTAAAGGTGGTAAGTGGATTCAGTCAGCCATCAAGAAGCCCGGAGCCTTACGCGCACAGCTTGGTGTCAAAGGC